ATAACAACGGAAGTTTCTATAGATACTGGAATGGTTCATCATTTACATTATCGTGTACTGTTACTAATTGTCCATAGTTTTTCATTTTAAATAATTATGATTAACTTTATTTGAAATTAAATCAAATTAAATGGAGGAAATACATAATTTTATTACACCCGAGGAGTGTCAAGAACTTATTAAAATGATTGATGCTAATCACACGCGCTCATCTGTTGTTGTAGGGGGAACAGATAGAAGTGATGTTACAGATTACAGAACGTCAAGCACGTCAAATTTAGATATGAATAATCCAATAATGTCTAAAATAAAAAACAAAATAGCTGACACACTAGGGTTAGAGCCACACAAAGGAGAGGCGCTTCAAGGTCAATTATATCAGCCGGGTCAGTATTTTAAACCCCATAATGATTTTTTTAGTGGAGCTGCTTATGACATGCATTGTAAAGCTTCTGGAAATAGAACCCATACTTTAATGATATATTTAAACGAAGATTTTGTAGGAGGAGGCACTCACTTTCCTACTCTACAAAAAACTGTAGAACCTGAGACAGGTAAAGCTTTATGGTGGTATAATTTAAAAGAAGATAAATTACAAGACCAATATATTCATGAAGGTGTAACTGTAGACGAGGGTAAAAAATACATTGTAACATCTTGGTGGAGAGAAAAAGGTTGGGATGGAGCTGGTGATGAAAAAATGTATTATGATTCGCAAAAAGAAAAACCTGTGCAAAAAGTTGAAGAGTCAAAAATTGTTGAAGGTATGCAGAATAAATCTTATATAGTTAAAGCTTCAGAGACACAAAATTTGAAACAAAAAATTGAAAAAAAAGAGTTTACTAATGTAGATGACTTTCCAAGACTTACTGATAATGGTTTTACTTTAGTGAAGTGTCCAAAAGAAACCTGGAACTTAATTAACGAGTCTTATGAGTTATTAAAAGATAAAAAACAAACAGAAGAATTTGATGGAAAAAAAGAATTTATAGTAGGTGGTGATTCTGAAATTATGTCATTTGACCACTTGCCAAGTGTAAAAACTTTAATTCATCAGCAATTATTAAAGACACACGAGGATTGGATAAAAGAGTCTTTAACGCCTTCATTTATTTATGGTATAAGGTCGTATACAAAAGGCGCTACATTAACACCACACGTAGATAGAATTGCTACTCATCACATTTCATCAATTATTATAGTAGATAAAGATTTAAGATGTGGGTGTCAAAATAAAAAATATGCAGATGATTGGCCCTTAGATATACAAGGTCACGATGGAGAGTGGTATAAGGTGTATGCGCAGCCAGGTGACATGATACTTTATGAATCAGCAGTTTGTGAACACGGAAGAAAGGAATCTTTTGGGGGGGCTTTTTTTAGAAACTTTTATGTACATTATCAATTAAAAGATTGGGTTTACAAACAATGAGTAAGTCAATTTTAGTAACAGGTGGAGCAGGTTTTATAGCTCATCACGCTATAGAAAATATATTAAATAATACTGATTGGAAAATTGTGTCTTTAGACAGACTTGATTTCAGTGGTAATCTAAATAGATTACAAGAAGTAGTAGGCGGTCGTAAAGATAGTAATAGAGTTAAAATTATACATCACGATTTAAAAGCTCCATTAAATTCACAAATAGTTTCAGCTATAGGCGATATTAATTATATAGCACATTTGGCTGCCGGTTCACACGTAGATAGAAGTATAGATTATCCTATGGAGTTTGTTATGGATAATGTAGTAGGAACAGCCAATATTCTTGAATACGCTAAATCTATAGACAGTTTAGATAAGTTTGTATACTTTAGTACAGATGAAGTGTTTGGGCCAGCTCCAGGAGACGTAAAGTATAAAGAGAATGATAGATATAATTCAACTAATCCATATAGTGCTTCTAAAGCAGGCGCAGAGGAGTTAGTTGTAGCTTTTGAAAACACATATAAAATGCCAAATATTATAACACATACTATGAATGTATTTGGTGAGAGACAACATCCAGAAAAATTTATACCTATGTGTATTAATAAGGTTTTGAAAGGTGAAAAAATATTTATACACGGTAATGATAAAAAAAATAAAGCCGGAAGCAGACATTATATTCATGCTAAAGATGTTGCTGATGCATTGTTGTTTTTATTAAACAATAACACTCCCTCTGTTGCTGATGTCACTGGTATTAAATGTCCTAAATATAACATAGTAGGTTCAGAAGAAATAGACAATCTGTCATTAGCGTCCTATATTGCTGATGTGCTTGGTAAAAAATTAAATTATGAAATAATTGATTTTCATTCTTCAAGACCTGGGCACGATTTACGATATGCTCTTTGTGGAAATAAAATGAAATCTATCGGTTGGACACCTAGCGAGGTTTATAATAAGTTAAAAGAAACTGTTGACTGGACAATGAATAATAAAAGATGGCTGCAGATATAAATGATTATACTGTTGTTACTTGTGTAACCGGATATTTTAATAAGGTACATAAAACAAATATTAAGAATGCTATAGTATATACTACATTAAGAGATGTTGAATTTAATGAACATGCTAACCAAAATGGATGGGAGGTTCGCATCTTACCATTTACACATACATACGACCTGAGGGAAGGCACAAGACAATCCAAGTATGTTAAATTTTTAAAACATCATATTGCTGAAACAAAATATGTAATTTATATAGACCATAAATATAAAATACAACATAATCACGCTATAAAATTAATAGAGTTAATTGGCAACAATTCTTTTTTATCTTTTATAAACACCTCAAGTATATATCACGAATTTTTTAAATCATTAAGTTTTCCAAGATATAAAAATGATATAAATGAAATGATAAGAACAATTAAAGAAAATGAAAATAAAGGTTATGAGGATTTAAAATTATTTTATGGAGGTATGATGGTTTATAATACAACACATCAAAGGTTTCAAATTATAAAACAAAAAATGGAAGAGTATACTCAAAAATATTATCACGTTCAAGACCAGTTATTATTTCCTATAGCAATAAAAGATGAAGAAAAGGTTTTGATTCATAATACTATTGATTTAAAACATGAGCATATTCAAAAACCTGTACCTGGTCAAACATATTAATTTATGATTAGATTTATACCTAGCGCTATAGTTGATGAACGTTATAAATGGATGGCGAACTTTTGGGCTTATGCTCAACAGAAATCATATAAAGATAAAGCAGTGTTTAATAGTTTGGTTACAGTGGTAAAACAAAACACTGTAAATAGTCCTACATATAATTCAATTGATTGGGATTTAAAAGGTTTGCCTTATTATATTTGTCCACCTATATGGAATTATGTGTCAAGCAGAAATGATAACTGTATTGTAATTAATGTTATTTCTTCTTTAAAACCATTACTGTCACAATACAAAGATGATGATATACTGGTTCTTTGTGATATGGACATGGTAAGTTTAAAACCATACACAGGTATTTTGCCTGATGATAATTCTATAATATGTTATGATGGATATGAAGACTGGCACATGTTTATAGCTAATTCTCATAAAAAAAATTATACTAAAATAAAGCCTTATTTAAAACACGAAGACGGACAGTATATGAACGGAGGATTTGTTCCTATATTTATTAAGGTGAAAGTTTTAAAAAACATTATAGATGAAATTATATCTGTAGCTGAACAGATTGTAGAATCAAAAGAAGAGCCTACTTGGAAATGGTGGAGTTGTATGACTGCTTTATCAATAGTATGTCATAATAATAAAATTAAAATGATTGGTCAAAACAATACGTATATTCCTAATTTTAATCATTATAATGAACAAGAACATTTTTTTGCTCATTATAGTGTTGACCCTGTGTTTAATAAAAGAACTTTTCCAAATCACGATATATGTAAATACCCTGACAATGGTTTCTACAACTTGGTTAAGGAGTGGATGCTAAATTAAATAGGTAAGCATTAATTTTGTAAATTTGTAAATAAATAATCACTTTATGGCTGGTGCTGAAATTAATTTTGTATGTCCTATTGACGAAATAGGTGACGAGAATGGTCAATGTACGTGGGTAGTCACTTGTTATAGTGGTGATAAAATAAATATAAAAGTTCCTGCAAATGAAATTCACGTATATTGTTTAGAGCGTGG